CAGCCAAACGTCAAAAGTGCGGCCGAACTGAATGATCCTGTAAATACAGGATGACTAATTTTTATTGTGCGGCCCCATGGCGCGGCCTGCACATCAATCCCCGAGGCGATGTCAAAACTTGTTGTGCTGGTAATCCCAACATGCTTGGAAATCTCAATTCAAGTTCTATTACAGAAGTTCTTAACAACAATGTCATGGCAGAAGTACGTGCTAGTCTAGCACAAGGCCAACCACACGAATATTGCTCAAATTGTGTGCAGGCCGAACGTTTTGGTGCAGACTCGGAACGTCAATGGCACAACAATGTCAACCCCGGATTTGATTATGCCACTGCCGGCAACCAATATCACTATCCTGTGATCGTGGATGTGCGTTGGAACACAACTTGTAATTTAAGTTGTAACTATTGTGATGCCGGCGCCAGCTCAAAATGGGCAGGGTTAAAGAATATTCCCTTTAAGTCTGGTACACGCCCTTACTATGAACAGGTGTGTGATTTCTTGGAACAGCATCATGAACACATACACGAAGTGGCGCTAGTTGGTGGCGAGCCGTTGCTGTTGCCTGAGAATGAACGGCTGCTGGATGTTATACCAGAAACAGCTATTGTTACCTTGATTACCAACATGAATGTGGATTTGGAGAAAAACAAGATTTTCAAGAAATTAGCACAACGTAAAAAAGTTGGATGGTCAATGAGCTTTGATAATGTGGGTAAACGCTTTGAATACGTTCGTTACGGTGGATCATGGGCTGTGCTACAAAATAATCTAGCAATTGTCAAGAACCTGATGAAAAACAGCGGTCATTGGGGTGGCATACATGCCGTGTACAATATCTACAATGCTACATGTTTGCGTGAATTGAAACAATTTGCTCAAGACACGGGCACAACTATTTTATGGCAAAATTTATTTCAACCCCGGCATTTAGATCCATTTTTGCATGGCGCTGGTGTTGCCGAACTTGCATCAGCAGAGATTGAATATTTGTATGACAACAATCTAGTAACAGACACTGAGCGTGTGTTTTTTGATCAAGCCTTAAAAACCTACGCTGATCGCACAGAGATTACCAAAGTGTCTGACATTGATATTGCATTTTGGAAACACATCTATGACATCGAACATCGGTATCATCCTGACAAACTAGGTGAGTTTGTGAGACTATGGCCTGAGTTGGAGTTCCTATGCAAATAAATACAGTTGATAGTGAAAACAATTTATTTAGAGTTGAGAACGTATTTTCTCATAGTCTTGTAACACAATTGTTGTCAACCGACTGGATAAATCTTGCCTGGGATCGTCAAGAAGGACAAGAAAACTGGAATCGTAGGCGTATACGCAACGGTGCCATTCCGTGGATTGAGCAATGGGACATGGAACTATCAAAATCTTGGCCAGAAATAGAACGTCAACTTGGGATTAAAATTGCTCCCTATTATGGCACAGCATTTTGGTTAGACGAACACAACTTTACCTGCGCCATGCACACCGATGGTGAAATGCCGGGAAGTTTGCACATGACATGGATAGGTCCTGGCACAACATTTTATTGGTATAAAGACCCTGGAGCTCTGCGCTATCAAGTGCCATCACAACCCAACACAGGCTATATAATGATTAACAAATCTGACAATGTTGGTTATAGAAAATTACTTTGGCATGCCATGCTGACACCAGTGGAAAATTTTAGAATAACATCATACACATGGATAACACCACTATAACCCCTCCCTGGCATTTTGGTATGCGTTATGCTGGGCAAACATTAGATTGGTTGCCAACTGATACCAAAGAAAGTTATGATAAATTAATCAAAGAACCTGAGTTTTGGGATTATTTTTGTAAACGAGGGTGGGATCAACCGGGTGCTATTAATTACAAAATTAATTCCCATGGATTTAGATGTGATGAATTTGATACCAAACAACCTGGATTGATTGCATTGGGATGTAGTTATACTGTAGGCATTGGTTTACCGATCAATACGGTCTGGCCTACATTGGTAGGCAAAGAGCTTGGATTAGCTGTGTGGAACTTGGCATGGGCTGGAACCAGTGCAGATACTTGTTTTATGCAAGCACAGTACTGGATACCAAAATTAAGTCCAAAACTTGTAGTAATGGTTGCGCCACCTAAACATAGATTTGATCTCATAACTGAAGATCCACAACTTCCTCATGAAACCTATATGCCATGCATGCAAGATATAAATGATAAATTTATACAACAGTGGTTTGTCAATGATCGCAATGCTGACTTAAATAATTTACGAAACAAATTAGCGGTTGAAGGAATGTGTGCAGAATTTGGAATTCAATGTTTAACTTATGATGCTCACGAATATTTTGCTCGTAGTAGAGAAGAAGTTGAGTATGCTAGAGATCGTATGCATGCCGGGCCCAAAGGACACAAAATGTTAGCAGAAAGAATATTAGATGATTGGCGCAAAAAGTACACTTGATACAGTGCTGGTCAAGGCACCGCATCGAAAAGAAACGTTCACGGAACAAGAACTTGAAGAATTTTCTCAGTGCGCCGATCCTGTGAACGGCGCTATGTATTTCATGGACAACTTCTTTTACATACAACATCCTGTTAGAGGAAAAATGCTGTATCATCCATATGAATACCAAAAGCGACTGATTGCAAACTATCACAACAATCGTTTTTCAATCTCACTAATGCCTCGACAAACTGGCAAATCAACATCGGCAGCTGGTTATTTGTTATGGTATGCTATGTTTGTGCCTGACTCTACAATTCTTATTGCCGCACACAAGTACCTAGGCGCACAAGAAATCATGAATCGTATTCGCTATGCCTATGAACTGTGCCCCAATCACATTAGAGCAGGTGCCACCAGCTACAACAAAGGCTCATTGGAATTTGACAATGGATCACGTATTGTGAGCCAAACCACAACTGAAAATACTGGTCGTGGTATGAGTATTTCACTCTTGTACTTAGATGAGTTTGCGTTCGTTAGACCCACAATTGCCAAAGAATTTTGGACTTCTATTACACCTACACTGTCAACCGGTGGTAAAGCAATTATTACTTCGACCCCCAACAGTGACGAAGATCAGTTTGCTTATATTTGGAAGGGTGCAAATAAAATAGAAGACGAATTTGGTAATCCAAGACCAGATGGCCTGGGTATCAATGGCTTCCGGGCATTTAGATCCTACTGGCGTGAACATCCTGACAGGGACGAAAAGTGGGCTGCTGAACAACGTAGCCAACTGGGAGACGAACGTTTTCGTCGTGAAATGGACTGTGACTTTGTTATCAATGATGAGACACTAATAAGTCCTGTTAAACTCTTGGAACTAGAGGGCGTAGAGCCCATACACAAGACTGGGCAAGTACGTTGGTACCGTCCCATTGACCGTGACAAAATGTACATTGTAGCACTTGATCCTAGTCTGGGCACAGGGGGAGATCCCTCAGCCATACAAGTGTTTGAAGCAGAGACCACAGAACAAGTAGCAGAATGGCGCCACAACCGAACTGATATTCCCACACAGATACGAATACTAGCAGACATTATTAAAGAAATATACTCTGTGGTCCAGGATGAGAAAAAAATTTATTATTCTGTAGAAAACAATACCTTGGGTGAAGCCGCGTTGATTTCCATTGCGGAATACGGAGAAGAAAACATTCCAGGCTATTTTCTCAGTGACAACTCAGTGCAGGGCACTAACAGCGGGCGTAGAATCCGCAAAGGATTTAATACCACAAACAAAAGCAAAATTGTGGCTTGCAACAAGTTCAAAGTGCTAATTGAATCTGGTCGCATGAAACTGTACTCAAAACCCTTGATATCAGAACTAAAAACTTTTGTGGCAGATGGTACTAATAGTTACAAAGCCAAAATTGGGGAAACAGACGATCTTGTGATGGCAGGGTTACTTGTTACTAGAATGCTGATGTTGCTACAATCATATCACGCAGACCTAAATTCCTACCTTAAAGACCACACGGACAACATAATTGAACCGTTCCCATTCATTGCAATGATGCGCTAAATATACTACAATGGCTACTGTTAATTCAATATCACAACAATTATTAGATTTGCTGGTCACACGCAATTTTCATCCTGAAATGCTAGATCAGTTGGGAAAACCTACAGACGCAGAAAACGCAAAAACCTTTACTTTTGACTACGTTTCTGGCACTGGAAAAAACTATGGCACCATGGTTATTGTGCTGGACTCAGACAACGACATGAAAATCATGTACGGAGACAACCTGGGCCGTACCATGGAAGGTGATGATAAAAATGAATTTTTTAATTTTATTCAACACCTAAATCACACCGCTACTAAAAATCGTTGGACGCACAGCATTTCTGACATAAGCCAGCTCAAATATACCATGCAAGGCCTAGCTGCAATTCAAGAAGGCTTGTTTGAAGGCTATTACGGCACACGAAAAATCAGCTACGCTGGCCAACCAACAGAAGCACGTTTGCAAATCATACACAGTCAACCCTTGGGCGAAAATGATGCTCGCTATCGTTATATTGATCGAATTTTTATTGAAACAGTGGATGGCGAACGTTTTAAATTGGGATTCAAAAGCCTAGCAGGTGCAAGAGCCATGCTAGAGCATGTGCGACAAGGCGGTAAACCTTATGATGTTAGAGGTTGCCACATCACAGAAACTGTGAATGAGATCGGCGTGCTAAGTCGTTTTAATAGAGCGTCAGCGAATCGCATACTAGAAGGTACCACACAAGAGTTAGTGACAGAAGCGCAAGCATACTATCAAACTCTGCGAGAGAATTTAAAACACATGGCCACCAGTCGTGGCTACGCAAAATATTTTGAATCGTGGCATCCGGCCACTATTACCGAACAAGAAGGTGTTGTAGACAACATCAAAACTTTGTTTATTGAACAGAGTATAGACAGCCGCATAGAAGCAGCATTGCCGCTGCTGGCCCGAATTCAGCAAAGAGGACATGATATGAAAGAGGCAGAAATATTTGAAAATTGGATTAACAATCTCAGCGAAGGAACATGGTCATTGCCAGAAACCCCCGAGCAGTTGGACAAACTTAAAACACTCATGACCAAGGAACTGATTGTTGGTCCCGATGCAATCAACGCCACAGAACAACTTTATGATTTGGTAGGCGATGATGTGTTGTTTGACCGTCTGTCAGAACTTGCTGCACGTGACCCGCGTGCCAATGCCTGGAACGACACAGAAGTCATGAATCGACTGGCTGAACTAGGCATTGAATTGCCCGAACCTGCTGCGGCCGATGTCTCAGCGCAACCACAGCCCGAACAACAGCCCGTGGCCGAAGACGGTGGATCCGGGCTAGATCAACTTTTGGCAAAATTTCCTAAATCAGTTGCAGCCTTTAAGGCAGGCGGCGATTTAGACTATGATCTAGAATCAGCATTGTGGGATTACTATTTTGATCGCGGCGACATTCGCAACTATGATGCCGACGCTGGCGGATGGATTGCTGATCAATTGGCAGATCATTTGGGCATGAACGAAGGCAATGCCTTTAGTAAAGCAGTGGCTGATGCCAAGCGTGATGGTATCCAACCCGGTGAAAAAATCTCTGTAGGCGGCAAAGAATATCCCGTTAAAGAGCAAGGTGTGGCGGAAGGCGATAACCTTGCTACATTTGAAGACATTAACCGTATGCTAAACCTAGCTGGGGTTCCAATCAAAGAACACCGCATGTTAGATGAATCAGGCGAAACTCTTGATCACATTTTGAATCGCTTCAAACACGAAGTTAAAAACTTTGAAGCCGACGGCGAGCTAGACAATGATTTGTATGACGCCTTGTTTGACTACTACAGCGACAGCGGCGAAATGCCCTATGGTGTGGCCAAAGCTCGTACCGGTGATCCCTACAACTGGATTGCTGATCAACTGGGCCGGCATCTTCATCTTGGTGAAAATCTAATTGCTCCAGTGGCCATGCCAGTGGCCACAGAAGGTAGCACCTGCAACATGACTGCCGAAGGCGAGTACTGCCCTGAACATGGACTAGCCGAATGTGGAGTGGGCATGGCATCTAGCATCATGGGTGAAACTTTAGACAAGCCGCCGCATGACGACGCCATTAACTACAATGCCGCTGTTACTGGTTCGTACTATGAAAGTCGTCAACCCGACTCTTTAGAGCGAATTATTTCTTTAGCCAAAACTAAAAAATAAAGCTGAGACTACATGGCCTAAGGAACATTTATTATAGGTGTTCCTTTTTAATTTTAAATACACCATGAAACAATGGTACCAACATCAACTGCAACATCAAATCACTCGGCCCGAACTCAACAAGATTGAGTACAGTCCGGTTGTTAACCTAGCACATCTAAGTCCAATACTGCAAGATCTTAAAAATTATAGACACACTACGTACTATAGAAATTTTTACGAGGATGATAATTTCCCAGGCAGAGCGGGGGCAGACCTGGGGCTCACTGAAGAACAGGTGCGTTCTTGGTTATTTGATGATGCCGAACACAGTCATATGGCCCGAAAAAATGGTATGAACTATATTGAAATACCAGCAGCTCACAAAGATCAACTCAAAGCAGAATTTGTTCGGTTACTTGCTGCTGACCCTGACACAATAGAATGCGTGGTCAATTTGCAACTACCGGGCCAATTTTTTGCCATGCACGTGGATCGACTCAAATACTCTGATAATAATACTACCAAGGACCAACACCAACAACCACCATATCGAAGAATGCTGCTGTTTGTGGACGACTGGCAACACGGGCAAGCATTTCAAATTGGTGATAATTTTATCAAATGGCGTGCTGGCGATGTGTTTGATTGGGATCCAGACAATGTATATCATGGCAGCTCCAATTTTGGCTTTCACGAGCGTTATGTAATACGAGTAGACTTTAACTATTCCAGTCCTTGGCGATTAAAAAATCAAGATCGGCCAACCGCAGCATAAATAAACTTGACTATGTAAAAACTATCGCATATACTACATAGGTGTATGCAATTTTTATATGGTCACAGGCAATATATGTTTTGACATATCAAGATAGGCAACACACATAGGCAACTTAAAGGAGAATATACTATGGCATCTTTAGCAGAAATTCGAGCACGACTACAGGCAGCTGAAAACAAACAAGGTGGGCAATCCACCGGCGGGGACAATTCAATTTATCCCCATTGGAACATGGAAGAAGGTCAATCAGCAACAATCCGTTTTCTTCCAGACGGTAACTCAAAAAACACTTTCTTTTGGCAAGAGCGAGCAATGATTCGTTTGCCCTTTAACGGCATCAAAGGAGAGATGGAGTCCAAACAGGTCATGGTCCAGGTACCATGCGTGGAGATGTGGGGCGAAGCCTGCCCAATCTTGGCAGAAGTACGCACTTGGTTCAAGGACAAGAGTCTTGAAGACATGGGTCGTAAGTACTGGAAAAAACGCAGTTACATTTTCCAAGGCTTTGTGCGTGAGAATCCTCTTGCAGACGACAAGACCCCAGAAAACCCAATTCGCCGATTCATTATTGGTCCTCAAATCTTTACAACTATCAAGGGTGCGCTGATGGATCCTGAGTTGGAAGAATTGCCAACTGACTACCTGCGTGGACTAGACTTCCGCATTACCAAAGGAAGCAAAGGCGGTTTTGCTGACTACAATGCCAGCAAGTGGGCAAGGAAAGAATCTGCGTTGACCGAAGCAGAACAAGCCGCGGTTGATGCACACGGTTTGTTTGACTTGAGCACATTCTTGCCCAAGAAGCCCGGCGACGTGGAGTTGAAAGTTATCAAAGAGATGTTTGAAGCATCGGTAGATGGCCAACCATACGACACTGAGCGTTGGGGTGCTTACTTCCGTCCTGCAGGCGTTCAAGCACCAGCAGGCGCCACACACGCTGTGGACGGCCACGGGGATGCGCACGAAGTTGCTGCCAAGCCGGCACTCAAAGTGGCAGAATCTGCCAGCGACTTTGATGATGAAGACACACCAGCACCAACTACTCCTGTGGTAAAACCTGCTGTAACTGGTAAGGCCGAAGACATTTTGGCCATGATTCGAGCCAGACAGCAAAAGTAATGAAAACAGCTCTGGATACAGAGCTGTTTCCGGATCTATGTGAAGTGGTATTTTTACCACTTCACCGTCAATGGGTTTATCTAATTCAAAAAAACGGAAACAGCAGTTTGAGATCTCAACAAGCAAGAGATAATCTTGCTGTGTTTAGTAACCATGAAATTTTGGCGCTTGACTATGTAGATGTTTACATACGCAACCCCCGCGACAGGTATGTTAGTGGAATAAACACATACTTGCAACATCTTCAACGCGATCACCCCGAGTTAGATTACTCCACAGCATTTTGGTTTGCCAAAAGATATAAATTTTTAAACACACATTATTTGCCGCAGTTTCATTGGCTGGCAAATCTTGCACGTTATCTACGGCACGATACAAAGATACGTTTTAGAAATTTCAAAGACTTTGGTGCAATAACTGATTTCGAAAGCCGAGCAGAAGTTATTCCACCCAGTAAAGACTTTGTCACCGAGCTGTTCAAAGATAATCACGGTATTGAGTTGTGGTTGTATTTAGATCAAATACTTTTAGAGTTAGTAGATCAAGAATTTACTTGGATTGAACTCTTAGATCACTATCAAAAAAATTATAAAAACATCATAGAACATGTATTGCCCAAGGCTTGATCATTTTGCCAGATTAAACCACAGCGGCACGGTTAGCAGATGTGGGCACATGGTATCAGCACCTGAATTTAAATCTGTTGAAGAAATGGATAATAGCCAGTGGTTAAAAGATATCACGGAAATTATCAAGTCCGACCAATGGCCGCCAGAATGTACACGATGCCAGTCCGCAGAAACAGTTGGAAACAAGAGCATACGGCAGCACTCGAATGATTTTCATAATCAAGAATTTCCAGCAAATAATAACTATCTTGTTATTGGTGGAGTACTAGACAATATTTGTAATAGTGCTTGTCAAAGTTGTAATTCTCATTTGTCAACTAAAATTGGATCGCTGGAATCTAGAGACTACATTAAAATTAATAATGAATCTCTATTTGCTAGTCTCCCGTTAGATAGAATAATCAAACTTGACGTCAACGGTGGCGAACCTACGGCTAGTCCGGCATATCAACACTTGCTTGAAAATTTACCCCCTAATGTAAAATATCTCCGTGTCAATACCAATGGCAGTAGATTATTACCTAATTTACAAAATATCATTGATCGAGGAATTCATGTTACAATTACTGTGAGCCTCGACGGAATTGGTAAAATACATGATTATGTTCGCTGGCCTATTAAATGGGAAACGATATCTAAAACAATTGAGTCGTACAAAACATATCCTGTTGAATTAAATACCTGGACTACGGTTCATGCGTTAAATATCGGTAACTTAAAACATATCATTGAATATACAAAAGAAAATAAAATTGATCACAGTTGGGCCCTGCTAGAAAATCCTGATGTGCTGAATGTAAAATACAGCAATCATTTTACCAGAACTGCCGAAGTAATTGACTCTTTAAAAGATTTAGTTGCCAGTGGCGAGGACAATACAGTAGAATTACAACTGTGGACATCTAAACAAGATTATTTACGCGGAATTAAACTTTGGGATTATTATAAAAATGCTTAAACCGTTCCATAGATTAAAATGTGATAATCTAGAAATTATACAACAAAAAGTTTTGTCTTTTATTGATGCCGATTTAAAATCGTACAGAACTGGATGGATATTTATCAACACCAAAGAATTATTTCAACAGATACCTGAGTTAGTAGAATATTTCAAAAGTTTAAAATTGAAGCCTCGCGAAGCATCGGTGACTATTTTGTATGATGATTTTCCGATACACGTGGACACGCTGCCAGTGGTAGCAAAAATAAACATTCCAATCTCTAATACGCAAGGCTGGTCTAATAGATGGTATCACATCGAGCAGGGTGTGTTAGAAAGTTGCCCCGATGTTGTTGATCATTTAGGATTTACCAAAAAAGATGTGTCAGGCGCAGTTGATAAGATGATACTAAAGGGAGAAGTACTAGATCAATCAGATCCAATTGTGTTTAATTCTTCAATACCGCATAGTGTAATAAAATTAAATCCAACACACTTTCCCCGTGTTGTTTTGAGTATTACAGTCTTTAATGAACCATTGGAGTTATTAAAGTGAAAATTGCAATCACAGGAGGCACAGCGGGTATCGGGCTTGCACTTAGTACAGTATATAAAAATCAAGGACATGAAGTCTTACAATTAAGCCGCCGTACAGGACATAACATACGTATACTGCCTAAAATCGCAGCCGCAATTGAACCTTGTGATGTTTTTATTAACAATGCACAAGCAGGTTTTACTCAAACTGAATTGTTGTTCGAAATAGCACAACGTTGGTCAGGCTCTCATAAGCACATAATAGTAATCAGTACCATGATGACTCAGGATCCGGTAAGTGTATTGCCCGGATTTGATATGTCAGCATATCGTGTGCAAAAAGTTGCACTTGAAGAAGCAGTAAAACAAATAAAACATAATCGTCCGGGAATTAAAATTACCATAGTTCGACCTGGAAATATTGCCACAAGTGCTGATAAAACAGTGCCCCCTTCAGCTGATGTAGATGTATGGGCCAAGGTACTTGTAACCACTCTAGAAATGGCCGAATCCAATGGACTTGTTATACCAGAAATTTCTTTGGGACCAGCTCACAAATGACGCCGCGTGACGTGTTGACCAATCCGTACTTTTGTCCTATGCCTTGGGCTGGTATGATGTATAACTTCGACGGCACAGTTAAAAATTGCATTAGAAGTGATTTTAGTAAACCAATTGGCAATATACAAAATAACCCCATTGAATCTATATTGTTAGGGAACGAAAATACTTCAAGACAAAAAAGTATTGTTGATCAGCAACCGGTGCCTAGTTGCCATACTTGCTATGATCTAGAACGCGGTAAAAAAGGTTTTGATCATATCAGCGATCGGATATTTTATATTCGAGAACTCAAAAATACGCCCACTGATGCATATCAAGTTGGCAAATTTAATCTACAGGCCATTGACATACGCTGGACCAATCTCTGTAACTTTGCTTGCGTGTATTGTGGTCCAGAGTTTAGCAGCAAATGGAGCGAAGAACTAAAAATACGTCAATCAGTGCCTACTCAACAACAATTAGACGATTTTAAAAATTACATTTATGATCGCGCCGACCAACTTCAACATGTGTACCTAGCTGGTGGCGAACCACTGCTGATGAAAGAAAATCTTGCGCTGTTGGAAAAACTAAATCCTAACACCAACATTAGAATTAACACCAATCTAAGCAAAGTTGACACACAGGTATTTGAAAGAGTTTGTAAATTTAAAAATGTACACTGGACCGTAAGTGCTGAAACCACGGAACAAGAGTATGAGTACATAAGACACGGTGGTAAGTGGCAAGACTTTCTGGAAAACTTGTTGTATATCAAAACGTTAAATCACAAAATATCGTTTAACATGCTGCATTTTTTGCTGAACTACAATTCGATATTTGATTGTGTAGATTTTTTAAAAAGTTTGGGATTTCACAACAACAGTTTTATTATTGGAGCATTGTTGACTCCTGAATACCTAAACATTAGACATCTACCGGAACATGTGCTAAACTCGCTGAAGTTAAAATTAGAATCAAAAATCGCCCAAAATCCAGGATATCTTTTGGAAGACAGTTATCAAAACATGTTACACTACATATCACAACCGATTGAAAAAAATCTAGCGAACTCTTTTGAGCAATTGGCCG